TCCGACCGCAACGCACTAACCTGTAAGGCCACTTTGCTATCGGGAAATGTAGGGTTCTCTTCTACTTCAGATCGGCTCACTACGATTGTGGTAGCACCAGTGTCTCCACCAAAGAACTCTTGGAGTTCGTGCATCTGGACTGTGCCTTGCTTAGTAATGCCCTTGAGGACATTCTCCAACGACTTATCATCTACCAACATTGTGTAGAGCGAGTCATCAATCTTGGGTATCGTGAAAGACCCACCAAACGCATTGACAAGAGATGTCGCTTCTCTCAGTTCTTCGGCAGAGAACTCTTCTTCCAGAACATTGCCTATGGCTCGGGCGATGTCGCTCTTCAGACCCTTCTCATAACCTCCATGTTGAAACCGATCAGCCTGCGCCTGCTTGAACCAAGGGTGCTCTTTGTTGGCCCGTTCCGCTTCACGAAAGGCTTTTACCCCCGACACCATCACTTGCGCCGTCTTCCTCCGCCCGTGCGTCTTCTGGTCGTGCTGGTTACCGAGGTGCTTCTCAAGGAGCCAGTACTCATACCCTAAGTCGACGCTCTTGTTCATGAACTCCCGTGCCCGTCCCCGAGAGAAGATGAGGCCCGAGGCACACCGGCAGTTGGGATGAATCTCGGTGGGGTAGTGGACTGGGCCGTTCGGCGTGAACCACACCCCGTCGATGGAGGCGACCTGCCCGTTCATCGGCCCACAGACATCGCAGACCCGCTCGTCTTTGGCGGTCATCCAGATACGCATGGCATCCAGCGGGACGAGGTTCGCATCCCGAGCCTGTTGCCACAACTCCCACTGGCCGTAACTCTGAGCCGCCCCGATCTCGGTGCGGGCGATCATGTCGGCCCGATAGTTGAGCAACCGGTTGGCGTACTGGTTCGCCAACTCCCGTGCCCGCCGAGCGGTGGAACCACTGGCAACGAGGTTGTCGTAGTAACGGGCAACGGCCTGAGAGTGCTGGGGCAGAAGGCCAGCCCGCTCCTTGATGAGCCGCTTGGCGTTCTGAATCGACATCTCGCCTTCGACCACCTGCTTGACGATCTCACGGATCGACTGGCGAACTGCCTCGGACGCATTGATGCTTCTCGCCCCGAGAGTTGCGGCGTACTGAGCGGCCCGAGGGTTGGTCATGTCGAAGGCGATCTCAAGGCCGATGGTGTCAGCCGTGACCTGACCGACCCGCATCATGGCATCTCGTAGCACGTCGATCAGTTCATCGACCGGCACGTTGAGGTTCCTGAGCACATCCTCAACCTGTGGGGTCATGTCGATGACCGTGCCATCGGAGATGTCTTGCAGGAGTTCTAGCAGTGCGGGATCGGCAATCGACTCTTCGATGGAGCGATAGAACGCCTGCTTGTACTGATCCTCAAACTGAACGGTCAGTGAGATGATCTCGTCAAGTATCTCTTCGCTGGAGAAGTCAGCGGAGGAAGGCACGGGCTATTCCTCCGTCTTAGCGTCTGGTGCGTTCTCCTGCGGCTTGGGTGCCGTCTTGGTAGCGGGGTTGTCGGGAGTCTGACCCTGTTGCTTGCCAGCATCCTCCATCGCACCGACGGCGGCCTCACGACGCTCGGGGAGGTGAGCCATCTTGCGGAGGTGGTTCTCCAGAAGGTCATCGGGGAAGAGCGGCGCACCGGCACCGGCCAACTGTTGAATGAACGTACCGATCTCGGTGAGCGGCGGTGTCTCAATGTCGCCGTAAGCCAACTCGGGCAACTTCTTGACCTTGAACCCGTTGACCTCAAAGAGCCTCGGGATGGCGTACTGGTTCATCACGGTGCGGATGATCTCAAGCCACGTCCGAATCGACACGGCGAAGAGGTTGGTCTTGTCACTGCTCAAGGCGTAAGAGCCGTGGTTAGCCTGACCGAGAAGGATGAAGTCGGCCAGCACCGTGGTGGCGATTCGCTGGTCGTAACGAGTGATGACCTGATTCGTGTCGAACTGGCGGGAGCCTCCAGCCGAAAGCAACTCCAACTTGTACATCTGGTTCCCGCCCTCGTCGTAGATGGCGGGGAGGATCAGACCCTCTTGCTGGTCACGGCGGATGTTGACGACCGCATCCTTGTAGTCATTGAAGATCGTCTGTTTCCAGCCGGGGGCATCGTCTCGCATGATGTCGGGGTCGACGTACATGATCGGGAAGCCAGCGAGGTCACGCTCAATGCCGATGGCTTCGATCTCTTCGATCCGCTTCTTGAAGTACCAAGGCCGATAGGCGTTCCGCAATACGGAACGTCCCTCGGGGTTGTTCTTGGCCGTCGTGGTGCGGAAGAGCAGGCTCTTCTCCATCGGGATGTAGGTCAGGGTGTAGTCGGGAGGCGAGGACTGGTACATGCCCTGAATCCCGCCGCTCTCATCGAACGCCCACTCTTGGCGAGTCTCCTGAGCACGAATCGGCAACTTCCTCCAGCCGATAGCGCCATCGTCGTACTTCGACCGGCGAGTTGAGTCACGTTTGTCGCCCTCTCGGCGCTTGTAGACGATCTCATGGAACGACCACCCGTAGGCGAGCATCGACAGAATCTCACTGATCGTGTCTTCCCATGACGTGCTCATGTCGTTCAGGCAGGACTCAAGGAACTTGGCCGAGCGCTGGTCTTCCAACTTGGTGGAGGCAGGCTGAACTCGCCACGGCACCTGTCGGACCAACTTGTCGATGGCGTAGAGGATGGCACCGACGACGGGATCGTTGTCCCGCATCTCTCGGTAGACCTGAATCGCCCGATAACCGGCGAGTTGTGGCAGGAACTCTTCCTGCACATACCCGCCCGCACGACGAAGGCCCGTTACACCTGTCTCACCAAAGAGGTTCTTAGGCTTGTTCTCGGCCACAGTCTTCCGATCTTTCAGTGCGGGCAGTTCTCCGACTCACCATAGCCCCGCTCATCCCTCACGGCTAGGGTACGTCTCCTGCCATTGATCTCTCTCGCTCTCGGTCAAAGCCGCCGCTAATCCGTAGGGCAGTTCCGTGTTGAGCGACCAGATTCGGCAGTGCTCTAGTACCGGACATCCAGCGCAGATCGCTCGGCACTCCCTGACATTCTTGATACGGGAACACCCGTTCGGGTGGTGGCCGCACCTCTTGGAGCATGAGTGGCGGAAGAACTTGAGAGTTTGACCCTTGCAGGCGGCAAGCCCGAACCACTCACTCGCTAAGTAGTTGTTGTCCGTAGAGGGCAATGCAGGAAGCGTCAACGATGTCCTGATTGCCACCTGCTCGTCGGTGGAGAGCAGGCCATCGAAGTCGTAGATGTTTGGCGACTTCTTCTTTAGTCGCATTGCCTCGCCCGACGACGGACTTCTTCCACGACGAGACATTGGCTGTTTGCGTGTCAAGTCCTGCATTATGGAGCGCCGCCTGTATGGCACCTGAGGTAAAGCACTGCACCATAGTAGACCGAACGCCACCTCTGCCGACGACAGGCGATTCGATAAATGGGTAGATCGTTGCCCCCGGCCATATCTGATTGATGTCGAAGAGCAGGGTGTTGGTCAGATGCCATGCGTTGTTGCAGGCTTCTCCACCACTCTTGCCAAGCCGCTTGTGGTGCTGGACGAAGAAGTCGATGTCAGTGATAGCGACAAATGTGACCTTCGTGGCCGCTGGGTCAATGCCGAGAACGACGAACTCATCCATACCCCATAGAGTATTCCATCTTGGCGTAAGTGACCCTGCGACTTCCGAGGTCAATCGCCCTGCCCGCCATCTCAGTGAACGTCCTCAACTCACCGGTCCTGAACTTGTACACCTTCGATCCTCGGACCACGACACCCGATGCCTCGGCCCGCTGGAGCAACATGGTCAACTCCATCGCACGGCTGTAGACGGCGTTGGCGTACTCCAGCAACGTCATGTCGCCTTGGTCGATTGGCGGCTCTTCGTGGCCCATGAGGACGGAGGTGTACTCGTCCAACTCGGCCTGCATCTCAACTAGGGATGGCAACCCTTCGTTCAGGTGGAAGAGCCTCAATGATGTCGTCTCGGTTGCGGAGTTTGTGGCAGACCCCGCCATAGGGGCAACGGTTGAATCGTGCGCCTTCTTGATCTTTACACTCATCCAGAATCTCCGGTAACTCGCCAGTTTCTATTGCTCGGTTCAGGTCTTGGAGGATGGACTCAATCTCGTCCACGATCTTCGGGTCTTTGGATACTTCGATCTCCTGCCACTGCTGTGACAACTTGTCTTCGTAGACAATGAGAGCCTGATCCAGCCCGCTCGCCATGAGGTAAGCGTTGACCTGTTTGATGTGGGCGGGCATCGCTCCACGGCTGACAACCGACTGGTACTGGCTGGTGCCCTTCAACTCAAACATCCAACCCTCGTCAGTGTTCACGCCGTCCATCGACCCTGCCAGCCTGTACTCAGGGATCGACACCTTCACTTCGATGTCGGTGAGGATGCCAGCGTTGAGCAACATGATTTGCCAGCGCAGATGGCGAAAGTGTCCATCGTTGAAGAGGTTGCGGAGCGTCGGGTTGTACTGCTCACGCTTGTCGACCCCGTAATACTCAAAGACCTGTAGCCGAGGGCACTGGTACAACTGCGACGGGTGGAACACGCCAGACCGGTCGTGCTCGCTCGGGGCGAGGATGTCCAAGACCCGCTTGGCCGTAACTTCATCCTCTACTCGTACTCCATCATTGTTATTTAGCCATGCGTGCAACTTAGGCGTGATCTTCGTGTTGCGCTTGGCGATCTTGATGTGTTGCTTCAGACTCACTACATCTCCTTGGTCATCGTGATGGTGGCGGTCATCCCGAGGTGCTTGAACTTGATGATGAAGACCGGCTCCTTGGACTCTCTAGCCGAGCGTACCCAAAGGGTGTGCAACTCGTCGGCCTTCAGGCTGTAGGACTTGTTGGCATCTTTGATCTCGTACAACGTCTCAGCGTCCGATGCGTCGTGCTTGATCCTCAGCGCTCCCGAGTTGGGATGTGTCCTAGCCCCGAGGTCTTTAGCGATCTTCTTCTCGGTCAGCCGACCTTCTTGCTGTCGACTTCGTGGCTTCCACTTGGCTCCAAGAGTTCCTGCCGAATCATCTCCACTACCTCGGGATGATCCCTCAGCCAGCCACGGAACTTCTCGGCTCCCACTGTCTTCTCCGTCTCGTCTACCCACCACGACCTACCTTCATGCTTCACGATGCCCTTCTCCAGCCCAGCGCTGAGGGCGTACCCGATCTCGTCTACCTGTCCGCTCGTCAGGTCGAACGTGAAGAGCACGTCACGGGAGGGAGCCGACAACTTCGACTTCTCCAGTGTGGCACGAATCTTGTGGCCCGTGACTTGGTTCACGGTCGTCTTCTTGCCGGTGGAGTCGTAGGTATCGACCGACTCCTTCTCCTTCCCCGCCTTACGGAGCGCCACACGGTACGAGGCGTAGAAGGGAAGTGCTCGGCCACCGGGAACTGTCTCAGGGTCACCGAAGACGACACCGACGTTCAGGCGGGTTTGGTTGATGAAGAGGATGGCGGTGTGGTCGTTGGCGGCGGTCAACTTCCGCATACCGAGCGACATGAGCGCCGCCAGCCGAGCGGGCTGGACGGACTCCTTGGACATCCTCTTGGTGCTCTCGGCCTGCGGCAACGTGGCCGCCACCGAGTCCCACACCACAAGGTCGACCCCGTTGCGGACCAAGACCTCAGTGACATCGACCGCTTCCTCACCCGTCTCGGGGGCTTGGTAAATGAGGTCAGCGGTGTTCACGCCAATGGACTCGGCCCACACGGGGTCGTAGGCGTGCTCTGTGTCAACGATGGCACAGACTCCGCCGCTCTTCTGTGTCTGTGCAATGCACGACAGGGCGATGTATGACTTCAGGGTGCTGTAAGCCCCGAAGAGTTCCGTGAATCTGCCGGTGGGGATGCCACCGTCAAGTAGATGGTCGATGGGCAGAACGCCCGTGGGGAGACGCTTGACCAGAAGTGACTCGTCACTCCCGAGTTTGACTGTCCCCTCCCCGAGAGCCTTGTTGATCTCGGCCATCAACTCTTGGGCTTTGCTCACTACGTTCCTCGCTGTATTGGTCGGGGTCGAATAGGACTAACTGTTCACTCACTTGCCACTGCTCCACTGACGATCCTGCGTTTCTTCCAAGCCGCCAACAGTTGTAGTGCGTCGTCTTCTAGGAAGCGCCCCTCCCGAATCGAACTAATCAGGCAACGTGCAAGTTCGTCGGCCATCTCCATCTCTTCCAAGAGGACGTGGCTAGAAACGATGAGCGCCGTACTGATGGAGGATGCTCCCTCCTTGTCGATCTCGTTGAGCGCCTGCCAGACAGTCGTGGCGATCTCTCTCAGGAACTCAACGGCCTGCTCACTTGTGTTCAAGTCGTCAATGTCGATCAAGGCATAACTCCCACGGCTTTCAGTGCTCCCGCTTTCCTCAGCGACTCAAGCACACCGGAGAGGGTGCCATCCGTCTTCCAACTCTTCCCGCCAGTGACGGACTTTGCTGGGCAACGGTCGATGATCTCGTCCACAGATTCGTAGGGCGCACTCGCCACAATAGCATCTGCGGCCTTAGGGCCAACTCCCTTGATGGAGGACAAGCCCTTGCGGATTGCCCTCCCCGATGGGTCGATGGCCCACAGGACTGCCGACCGGTTGATGCACGCCCCGAGAACGGGAACTCCGACTCGCCGTGTCTCCTTGACGTACTGGTCTTCCTTCGTCGTCCCCACCGATGTCTCCAGAAGAGCGGCGTGGAACTGCACCGAATGGTGCGTCTTCAGGTAGGCCATCTGATAGCCGAGCAGTGAGTACGCCGTGGCATGAGCACGGTTGAATCCGTAGGCGGCGAATCCTTCGACCAACTCCCACGCCTCTTCGGTCTGCTCGTCGGTCATCTCCTTGTCCTTACAGAGCGCCTCAAACCGGCGCTTGTTGTTGACAAAGATTGCCGTCGACTCATCTGAGTAGCCGCCCTTGGCGTGCTTACCCTTGACCGCTTTCAGGAAGGCGTTGAGTTCGGCCACCGGCATCCCGAGGTCACGGAGGATGGCGAGCACCTGCTCTTGGAAGCACGGAACTCCGAACGTCTCCTGTAGGTGGTTCTTGAAGATCGGGTGCGGGTAAGAGATCGAGCCTCTGTTGTCTCGGTTGTGGTGGAAGAGATCGACGTAGCCACTGTCCCGAGTTGCGGGCCGATAGAGAGCGTTGACGAGGATCAGATCATCGACGGTCTTGACCTTGACCTCACGGCATCCCTTGGCCGCCGTGTAGCCCTCCAACTGGAAGATGCCCGTCTCTGAGTTGCCCTTGCGTAAGAACTTGAACGTCTCCTTGTCGTCCAGCGGAATCCAATCCAGCCCGTCCTTGCCGATCAACTCCAAGCACCGACGAACCGTGGCCAGCGAGCGGAGGCCGAGCAAGTCGATCTTGATGTAGCCCGCATCCTCCACGTCGTCCATCATCATCTGCGTTACCTCGGTGCCCGAGGACGGGATGAGCATGGTGGGTATCCAATCGGATACGTTGTGCGAGGGAGGGGCACCGACAAGGAACCCAGCGGCATGGGCACCGGGGGAACGGCGCAGTGCCACGTCACCGAGCCTCCTGATTCGCTCGGCATCTTGTGGCCGAACTTCATCTAGGTCGTGGAGCGTCTTCACTTTCCCGAGCGTCTTCGGGAACTTGTCTCCGAGAATCTTGCGCTGGGCACTGATGTACTGGACATAGAGGCCACCTCGGCCACTGTCCTCGTCATACGACAACTTGTTGTAGGTGCCGATCTGGACGACCTCGTACTTGCCCTGTAGGTATTCAATGACATCGGCTCGCCTCACATCTTCGATATCCAAGTCGATATCGGGCGGTCGAATCCTGTCAGGGGTCAGGAATCGGTCAAAGGTCAGGTTCCACTTGAGCGGGTCGACCTGAGTGAACCCGAGAAGCCAGCAGACAAGTGAGCCAGCCGCAGAGCCACGGGCCATGACGAAGATGCCCTGCTCGTTGCACCACTGAACGTAGTCGTGGACGAGCAAGAAGTAGTCGGCCATGCCCAGCCCTTCGATCACGCCAAGTTCGTAATCCAGACGTGCTCCGTACTTCGGGCCAAGTTCTCTCCTGCCCATCGCCTTGAGGCAGAGGTACTCCAGCCGCCGCAT